AATTAACAGACTTGCAAGGAATAGGTGTTTTAGAGTGACCATGCGCGCCACCCATTCGAGTATCTAAAGATTGCTAACGCCGACCGCAAATTGTCTTCAAGGTCAAATAGGTCGTCGCAAGTGCGTATCAGACCGTAGGCCTGCAAGTAGCCGTTTGCGTAATACTTTGACGGTTTGCACCAAAACATATTTAACTGCATAGCGCCTATTGACCCGCCGTTAGGGTCACGCGGATTAAACGCGTCAGGCTGGCAACGGCTCTCACGATACGCAACCGCAACCAGTTGGGTTAGGTCTTGCTCTGCCCAGCCGACGTGTCGAGCCATGTCAAACACCGTCTGACACGCGTCAGGTTGCGTTATAGGCGTAGTAACAACCGTTGTGGTCGGTAAGGGCGACGCTGGCTCTAGCCCTTGCCATACGGTGATTAACGCGGGTTGCGTTTCAGCCGGGGTTGGTGCTGGCGGTTTGTGTAATACAAAGATTGACGTGACGCTAATAAATAGCGATACGGCAAGTTTGGTGATGAGTGTCATAAGTGACCTACTTTCTCGGTAGGTCTATAACCCTAGACGGGTTTTGGTGGCGATGTGGGGAATACCCCGAAAACCGTTATCCAGCGCTGTTTTGCGATCATTGCGTCGTTGGCTACGTGCGGGTCAATCTCGATGTGATACCAGTCGCCCTGTTCGACTGACGGTAGTGGTTGCCATGTGCCGCGATCGCATTTCCATGACCGTTGCAACGCGTAGTCGATCACAAGTTGTATGCCCAAATGGTCTGCGTTTTCTAAACATTTAACAATGAACGCTAGTGACGCTTTGCGGCCGTCTTGTTTGCCTAACTTTTTTTGGTTTAACCAACGGTACGACAAATCCATTGCCAGCCCTCGAGCGTGGTTGCTGATCGTGCCGGGTCGGTTGCGTATGTCGCGGTTGACAAATGTGCCGTTGTTCCACAAAGTGCCGTTGCTGTGTTGGCAACAAAGTTTTGCCCATTCGGTTGTGCCAGCCAACGCTGCTTTAACGACTGGTTGTTGCGTGATTGTGTACGGTCTATTCGGCATCGTTTTTTGCTTTGTTTTTTATGCCGTTTGACGCAACAATGCCAGCCAACGTGCCTGACAAAAACGTAACAATTGTTGCCATAAGACTAATAAATTCTTTGTCATTGGGCGATTGCTCGAGAGGCTGTGAGACGAATAGCAAGCCGAAACAAAATGACACAACAACTACGGCAAAGACGACTGCTAGCAATACGCCGACGGTGACAACCATTCGAGCGTGTAATTCGTTTGGTGTGTATCTGTGCCGGGTCATGGTGTTATGCCGCAACGATCAGGTACGTTGCAGTTGTTTAACGTCATGTTTTTGACGCGCGATTTAACGGTTAACGTGTTGTCGCGTGTTGTTTCGCAAGCGGTCAACATAAGTACTAACGCAAACAACCTGTATCGCATCGCATTATTGCTCGTCGTCAGGCTTGATTGGTGTTGGCAGCGTAAAATCTTGTGTTTCGTAACTGTATGTGTAACCAATACCTGCATAAGTTTTGTCTGCGCGATCTATCCAAGTTTGCACACACGGTTTACCAACAAAATTTGAGTACCACTCGCCTGTAGGTATGCCTTCAATCGTCGTGTCGTCAACGCCTGTTATGACTTGCACTACGACATTATTTGCGTCGAGTTCTGCCCAATATGTTGCCATTATGCCCAACTCACATTTCCTGTGCCAGCGGTAATTGTTGCTACTGTGTATGAACCGCTTGTTGCCGTTGAACCTGTTAAACCTGCGCCGATAGTTATTGTGCCCATTGTTGTTAAATAGCGCAAAACAACAACACCGCTACCGCCACTACCACCATTTAACGAACCGAACCCTGACCAACCGCCGCCACCGCCGCCGCCGCCTGTGTTTGCTGTGCCTGACGCGCCTAAACCGTTACCTTGCCCTGCGCCGTTGCCGCCGCCACGACCGCCGCCGCCGCTACCACCTGCGCCAACCGTGCCTGTGTTTCGGATTCCGCCACCGCCGCCGCCACCATAAGTAACAGAACTGCCGCTAATGCTTGTAGTTATGCCTGCGCCACCATCGCCACCTGTGTTTGATGAAGCGGTGCTAGTGCCTGCAACACCAACAGCGCCCGCGCCGCCACCACCGCCGCAACCTTCTTGGTTAGCGGCAGCCGAAGCGGAATTACCGCCTGCGTAACCTTGTGCTGTTGGACTTGCTGGACTTGCCGCGCCACCTGTAGCGCCTGTGCTTGCAGTTGTTCCCGCACCGCCACCGCTACCACCGCTAGCACCGTCGCGGTCTGTGTTTGACCCACCACCGCCGCCGCCTTTAGCAGACGAAACAAAAATGCTGTCGCTACCAGTTGTGCCTTTAGAACCGCCACTAGTTGAACCTGCGCCACCTGCGCCAACCGTTACCAAATAAGAAAAATTTTTGTTAATTAAAACCGACTGCAAAAGCGTTGTGCCACCACCCGTTGCACCAACAGAACACAAAACACCGCCAGCACCACCACCGCCGCCGCGTTCAGCACCACCGCCGCCACCACCAGCAACAACTAAAAAATCAACAACATTCCCGCCGCCACTACCGCTAAAAAAAATAGCAGCACTAGCACTCGTAAAATAAAGCGTGCCACCCCCCCATTGTGCCAACGCTAAAGACCCTGCAGTATTAACCGTTGCCGTGCCTGCCGTAATCGTGCAAGTACCCGCACCAATGTTTTGAATAAACAAAGTGTCGCCCGCATTAAACAAACTTGTATTAACCGTAATCGTTGTTGCCGTGGCTTTGTTCATCACAACTCGAGTGCCTTTGTCGGCTGCAACAAGTGTGTAACTATCCGTTTTAGTGCTAACCGTTTGGTTGTAGTCGTTTGCTTGCAAACTGTTCATTTGCGCGGCTGTTAAAACCTGCCCTGCGGTAAATGTTTGTATCGCCATATTTGACCTACTTTAACCTAACCCGTTGTCAGCGTTGATGATACCAAACGACAAATCGTCAAGTATCAACTCGTTTAACACAATTACGGGCGACGTGTAATAAATGACGCTATGGCCTGTATTGACGTTGATCGTGTGCTCAATACCCTCGATTGCTAAATTTTGAGCTAGTGACGCTGGGGTTGTGCCGGGGGCAAACGATTTCTCAATAGTGATCGTGTCAGATATGTCGAGTATTGCGACCGTGTCGCGTTGGGCGCTGCTCAACATTGCAAACGATGTTGCTAGCGACGTGTATCTTGGCTCAGGGTTAGGGTCAAGCAAATATGTTGCCAAGTCAAGCGCGGCCGTATCGTTGTGCAACAGGCTGTTTGTAATGCTGTATGTTTGTATAAAGTACGTTGCTTGACTGCCAGCGTCGTCAACAATTTGCGGGTTGTTGCTGCCGAGTATCTGTACGACCGCGCGGTTGGTTACTTGGTCGGCTTCAAATGTTATGCCTACGCCGTTGTACGGTATGTTTGTGCCGTCGTCGTGAAAATCGGCTACGGCTGGGTCGAGCGTTGTGCCTATGCGCGGCGTAAACACAATGTCGCCGTCACGTGACATATAAATGCGACCCTGCTCAGCCTCGTTGACCTGTGCCAAATAGCCCAACACGTTTGTGCCTTGCTCGATCGTGAATGCTGACGCGCCGCCAAGCGTCTGAGTGCCAGTACCGATGTCACGGTTAGCAACGGGAAATGCGACCTCGGGTCGGTCAAGTATTGCCGACACACGTACGCTTGACAATTCCTCGCTGACGTTGTACTCATCTAAATATGTTTGCGATAACAAATAAAAATCGTCGGCACAAAACACCGTCACCGTATCTAAACCGCCAAGCGCAAAATTGTAATCAAAGTTAACGATCTTGCCGACGAATAAATATTCTTTGACGTTTGTTGCGCTGTATCGAGACAACCGCACCGATCGCATAGGTGCTAAACCCGGTTTAGCGTTAGGCGTGTCGTAGTAGGGGCTTGTTTCGTCAAACGGCATAAAGATACCGTCGGTGTCAAGCATGGTAAACGACATAGTGCCAGCACCAAACTGGTCGCCTTGATCGCGTCGCCCTCGACGTACATATACCTGATTAACGCCGTCAAGCACACTTGCAAACTCGGTCGTACCGTCAAGCACATATTGAGTGTTATCAAGTTTGCCCTCAGGGTCTGCGTCAAGCAAAAACCCGTCTTGAATAAACCCTGTGTCAATCTCTAAGTCATAGTTGCCACTTGCAACAACTGACACGCTAGCCATTAGACCGCTATCTGTAGATCGAGTGGCCCTGATACGCGCTGGTAGGCGAGCAAACTATCTAACACGCTTTGCCCGATTTCGGCGCTAGTTGACATACCGCCAGTCACGTTTATTGTTACAGGCGACGCGCCACGCGCTGCAATGCGCTCAGCCATGCCAAACGTTGTTAGACCGCCTTGTATGGTCATCAGATCGCCGCCGCCACCAACACCGCCGCCGCCGCCGCCAGCGCTGCCACCACCGCCACCGCCACCAGCGCCACCGCCAATGATCGGGGCAATACTTGGAATAGACGCGCCTGCCTCTCGAGCCATACGGTCAGCCGTGCGCGTATCGCCTGTAACAGGTGTTGAACCGCCACCGCCGCCGCCTACACGACCAAGGCTAATTTCAGACATTTTTGGTATGTCTTTAAACGGGTTAATTAAATTCATTCCATCAATAATTTTGTTTGTCATTCGTACGTGTGCGTTAGCGACCATTTCAAAACCAGCAATCAAACTATTTAAAACAAAATTTACGCCGTTTCTAAACGTCTCAAATTTTGTGTAAGCAACAGTCAAACCAGTTACTAACGCCGCGATACCTACCGCGATCAAACCAAACGGGTTTAACGCCATAGCAACATTCACCGCAACGATCGCCGCTGCGACCGCTGAGATTGTGCCGGCAATAATCAAAAACGCTTTAGGGTTGCGTTGCGCCCAGTCAGCCATTGCTTGCAAATATGGCAACACTTTTTGCAACACGGGTAGCAACGCCGCACCGATACTTTCTTGTGTCTCAGCCAAACTGTTTTTTAGTATCTTAAATTTGCCTGCTGCGGTTTCTGCTGATCGTGCGGCCGCGCCACCAAAATTGTCGTTTAACGCCATCATTACAACATCGAGCGAAGCGCCCTCTTTAATTAGCCCAGCCATTTCAGGCGACAACGCACGTAGCCCCTTCATGTT